CAATTCTCAATAGAAGATTGATATAAATTATTTACTACAGTAATAGTTGTATTTAATGCTATATCGCATAATGTACTATTTAACAGTTTAAAGTTTTTAGGAAATCCAACCAAAGAGTAATTTGTAGCATATTTTAATATACAATTTTTCATAATAACAGATTCAACTACTTTACTTCCAGAGGCAGGCTCTATGTCAATACATGACATTGGAGCTGTACCTTCTATCCCATCCCAAGTGCCTATGTATTGTATATCGGTGTTATTTATTATAACTTCATCACTATCTAACACTGATATACCTTGTCTTCTGCATTTTCTGATTTTGCAGTCATTTATTTCAATAGTTCCTTTAGATAAACCATTTTTACTGATGACAGCATCTCCTGTCATATCATAAATATAACAATTTTCTATTATGCAATTTACTGGTTTAGCAGGATTATCACCAATGATAAAAATTCCATATCCAAACTCATGAGTTCCGCTCATAGTTTTATAATCATGTTCTAGTCTATCTCCTTGCATAATTAGATTACTTATTTTTACATTATTAGCATTATATATTTTAAAAAATGTATAATGTGTATAATGATTATTAATTAATTTTAGTGTTGCTCTACTTCCTTTGATGACTATATTATTTTTTGTTATTTCAAACACAGGGACATCATTTGCTGAACAAGAAATTAAATATGTTTTTTGTTGAAAATATAAAGTATTATTTTCTTTTAAATAATTAATAACCTTTTTAATATTTACTGTGTCATCAGTAATTCCGTCACCTTTAGCTCCAAACCAACTTGCATTAACTTCTCCGTTATGTAAAATGTTTGCGTATAAACCATTTTTGAGTTGTACGCCAGATCCATCGTCTTCACTAGCAATTATTCTTTTATGTTCCGCACCGTCTCCTGTGCTGTAATATCCAAGAACTTCAACTATATCTCCAACTTTTAAGTTTTTAAGTTTTAAACTTTCTATATTGGGGAATTGAACTGCTTTTATTCTTTCTTTAGCCTCTTTAAATCTTGTTTCAACAAATTCTTTATCAACCATTAAATCTAAACCAGTATAATTTAAGATTATTGACTCCATTTGTGATGTTTCAAGATGTAGTATATAACGATGTTTTGCTGGTGTATTTTTATCAGGTAATGGGCTTGGTCTGTCTTTGTTGATATACCAATATAATTTTTCAATATCATTATCCATTACATAGACACCGATTTCTTTTACATAAAATTCTTCTAATACATCAAAGTTATTGATTAAAATTTCCATTTTTATTGAATTTTCGACTTGTTCTTTGTTTAAAATTTCAATTTCTTTTTTAAAAGAATATAAATCAGTTGTTGTTTCTCCTGTATTACCCATTGGAATATTTCCATTTCCAATTTTTACTTTACTAAAAACAACAGGTTTGCTTTCAACTTGACATCTTGTTAAATACTCTAAACCCTGATTTGTTAGTCCATTATAACTCATAATACTCTTCTACCTCCATAAATAGACTTGTATATACTTTATTTAAAATTTTTATCTCTTTATTTTTTTCGATAATATTTTCTTCGGTTGCCATTGAATGAAAGCCACCTAAATAAGAACTTGCTTTGTTTTGCTCAGTTGTAGATAAAAGTATAGGGAGATGAGCTGGCTTTGTTATATTTAAGGCTTCAAGCAAAGAACTCAAATCATTATCCGCATTCATTCCACCGATAAAATCAATATTAATGTATCCATCTATAAAAGAAATTTTAGTTTTTTCAGCTTGCCAACTATCAGCTATTTTTTGTAATAGTTCAATATCACATTTACCTGATGCTTTCCATCTTGCCTCGATTTCAATTCTTTTTGCCTCAATGGTTTTTGCCTTAGTCTTATATGCCAGCTCTTTCTCAAGAGCCTCAATCTTTTCAAGTGACATTGTCGAGAATAGATATTCTTTTTTTAAAAGTATCAATTTTCTTTCAATTCTGTCAAATTCAGTCCCTACGCTTTCAAGTACAGCATTGATGTAAGGGTCTTTTCTGAAAAGTTTGTGAATGTTGCTGATTAAATTATCCTTTGTGTTCATTTACAATCAGCCCCTTTAATATGGCGACCTCTTCCTCTCCGACAGAGATGCTTGCTGTTCCACCGTTGACTGTTAAATTTGTCCATTCAACGACCCCTGATGTTGCCAGCACGGCATTTGCAATTAACGAATAAGAAACATAATCTTTCTCAAAAGCGATACTTTGTAAAAACTTTTTGATGCTTTCTTCTATCTCTTTTTTTAATGTTTCAAGGTCAGTCGCTCCCTCTTTTATGAGGGTGACGCTTACATTTATGTCTTTTGTGGTTGCGGATTTAACAGTGCAATATGCACCGATAGGGGCTTCACCATACCCAGCTCCCCAAGTTTCATTGTGATTGCCCATTGGGTCAATGTAGTTTTGTGTTTTTTTCACAAGTTCTGAACTCGCAGGTTGTTGGTTGTCGTCAATGATTACGACTTTGACGGTGTTTCTTCCGTTCCACAGTGGGAAAATCCGAGAGTTCCCGACCCCCTCGACAGCTCTTGCCCATTGCTTATAATGATAAATGTTCCCGCTTGTCGCTGGGGTTTGAACTGCAATGATGTATCTTTCTAATAAAGACACGTCTGTTTCGGCATCAAATCCGTCATATGTCTGTTTCTCATTATTTACAAATTTAATACCTTGTATTGTGACAGGCATAAGGGTAATTGCTCCAGCTCCTACATTCCCGCTTTTCCCTGCGACGACAGCTTGTATTTTAACTTTTCCGACATTTACAATCTTGACAGTTTCAACAGCCTCGAATTGAATTGCGTTCGGAGTTTCAAAAATATTGCCCTTTGTAACAGTTCCGTTTCCTGTGACTGTTATTTCTCCGATTGCAAATGTGGCTTTTTTTCTGTTCAACCCTTTAAGTTGAAAAACTCTTTTTTCAAGTTCTTCGCCCGTCAGAGTTTCAATGTCGAAGTATTCCCAAAGTGCTTGAATTTGTTTTTCATACAGCTGTGCCTCGATGGCAACGCTGGCGTTTAAGTCCCGCGTAAATGTCCCGACATCTTTCAAATAGTCATCAGGTATATTGTTCAAAAGAGATTGCAATATCTGCTCTTTTGTTCTTGCTGTGTAGTTAGACATTCATTTGCACCTCGCTTTCAATTTCTTCACCCTCAACTATGACTGTAACAGTTATAGTCAAGGTATTAAAGCCTTTTTCGACTTCAATATTTTCAACTTTCTCGACCCATTTATGAGCCTCAATTTTTTCGGTAAGTTCATCTTTTATTTGTGCAATCGTAAAACCTGAGCTGTAAAATTCATGTCCACGCATTTCATAAAGAAAAACGATGCCGAACTTTGTATCTTTATAAACTTTGTATTTCTCAAATTCTGTATTTACCAGCAAGAAAATCCATTGTTTTATCTGCTCTTTCTTTGATGCAATGACGACATTACCGTCTTTAACAATGATTTTCTTTTTTTCAACATCGAATAAAATATCTTTATATCCTCTTTTTTTAGCAGATTGAGATATATTGTTTTCAGTTGAAATGTTTGTAATATTTTCAGGGAATATGCTCATGTTATTCTCCTTTATATCCTATTTGTTTAAATCTGTTGTACTCGATTTTCTTTGTTTCTTTTCCTATTTTTCTGATTTTACAGTCGACAAACCACATCTGACCGTCTTCGCTGGGTGTAACCTTTACCAAGTCCCCAACCTTTAAAGTGCAGGTATTGATAATAGTTCCCTGAGCCTTGTATGTACCGCTTCCAGCTAATTTTTTAATTGGGTGTGCTGGGTGTGTGCCTACTGGCTCGGAATTTGTAGTATTATCAAAACTGTACTCTGTGATTTCTCCCTCAAGGCTGTATTGCCTTGTGTAGTCGTCAAAAAGTCTGTCGTTCATATACAGCATACGAGGGTATAAGATATAATTACCGTCAAGCAAGCTGATAGTAAGCTCAGGCGGGGCTTTTATAACAATTCCCACAGTGACCTGAAATTGCTTTTTCGGTATAAGCCCACGCAGGAATTTAGCAAATTTTCCACCGTTATTCATTGTATTGCTCCACCTCCAAAGTCACGAGATGCTCCCCTTTGACCCATGTATGAGAACAGCTTTTTATTAAATAATCGCCAACAAAACCAAATACAGCATTGTCAAGTTTTATTACTTTTCCCGCCCTGAAATTATCGTCCCCAAAACCTTTAATATTCCCAGTTTTAAAAACTTTATTTAATTCTTTCAGCTTAGTTTTAGCGATGTTTCTGACTTTTGCCTCGTCTTCGTCAGGGCTTACGCTTATAATCTCTTGCAAACTTCCGTATTTTTTTATATTTTCCTCATCTTTAGCAGTTGCCAGTATTTCTGTGTCGTCCTGCTCGTTAGATATAACAAGTATACTGTTTTTCATTTCGAGTATACTCTCTGTCAAGCTTTCCTCGCTGGTATGTTTATATCTGAATTGGACATTTATTTTTTTGAATGGCACAACATTGAACTTGTTATCTTCAAATTCAAGTAGATATTTTGTTCCCAGTTCGTTATTGACCTGATTTAAAATATCGTCAATGATTTCAGCAACAGTATTGCTATTGTATATTTTTGAGATTGAAGTGGCAAAAGATGATATTGTGCCAATAGGGGCTTGAGCCTCTTGCAATAATTGCTTTATAGCATCACTTGCTGATATCTCTTCAAATTGTTTTAAAATTTTATTTTTATTCAAATAAAAACAATAATCTAAACATTTTATATTTTTGACAAACTTTGATGTAGTTATATCCAGCACGACCCCTTTGAATAGCTCTTTTTCATTACTCAGAGCAATAACATCTCCCACTGATATTTTTTCGCAAGTTGCGAAATTTGCATCGTGATAATTTCTTGCAAGGTCAAAGGTAAGGGACGCCCCCAAAGTTTCCATTGAGGTATTAAGGACTACATTGCCAGTGACCTCAGTTAAATCATATGTTGTTCCCTCATGTGTCAATAATAGTTTCATTTGCTCCCCCGTTCTTTTATTTATTGATGTACTCTTTCAATGTGATGCTGTATTCAATATCTTTATTTGTTTTTTTTGTATATTCAAAATCAGAGATATAACATTTCATCGTAAAGGTTTTTTCTACACTCACAACTGTAACTGTCAAAATATCTTTTCTATGAGTTGCAATAAATTTCAAACATACAGGTGCAAGGAAAACATTATAAGGCAACCAGCGATATTTTTTGCTTGGAAAAAAAGAACTGATTTTTATTTCTCTCAGTCCCTCCTCCCCTATCAGTGTCAAAGTTTTGCCTGATGAGGTTTCAAATTCTTGTACATTAAGAGGAAAAGAAAAATTTATATTTTCTGTATTTAGATAAGGGAATTTAAAAAATTCTTTCCTGTCTTTTGTAGATAACCATATCTCCATTTTTTCCTCCTATACTGCATTTTGTAGGTCAAATTCAATCACTTCGTCCATTATACTTTTTACTTTGTCTTTAAAGTCAGTAAGTCCGTATACATCGCCGTTAAAAGTAAGATTGATTTGTGGCTTTTCTTTTTTTACGATAACTTTTTCTGTGTTTTTAACAGTGTTTAAAGTTTTTGAAATTTGAGTTGTTTTAACTTCTTTTTCTTTCTGTATTTGTTCCTTAAAAATTTCTTTTGGACTTTTCCCTGTTGCTTTTGCCTCATTTAATAACGATTGCAGATACTCTTTTTCAGAAATATTTTTTTCTGATGCTTTTGTTTTATTTGATAGAACTTCCTCAGATGTTTTTATATCTTTTTCAACACTTTCATTTGCATTGACCGTGACATTTTTCTCTTCATCATCGCTGAAAAATCCTTTGACCCACTTCCACGCTTTGCCGACTGCATTGCTTAGTAACTCAAGTGCATCTATAATCGCGAATATTGGTGTAACAGGTAATAATAAGACTTTTGCCCATGCAGGCATTGCATCAGAAAAACTTTTAAAAGTGTTCCAACAAGTTTTTAACCAATTAATAGCAATTTTTACAGTTTTAACCAACAACCAAATAATACCAACTATAACTATAATTGCAAGAACGACAGGGTTTGCTGAAAGTAAAGTAAAAACAACATTCAACGCCATTGCAACAGCTTGAGCAAACATCACAGCTTTTGCAACAGCGTAAAAGCCAGCAACCAACCCAAGCACAATTTTAATTGTTTTTTGATGTTCTTTTATAAAATTAAAAAGATTTGTCACTGCATTAATAGCTTGTGTCATTGTAACTGTAAACTGTTCCGCTATTCTGTCAAGAGTTCCGTCCTGTTGCCATTTTGTCAGAGTGTTTGCCAATTCCTCCAGCTTTTGCTTTAATATATCCAGTGCAGAGCCTGATTTTATAAGCCCGTTCTCCATACCGAATATTTTTGCCAAGCTGTCAGATGTAACCCCTGTTATTGTCGACCATAACCCTCTGACTGTTTTAGACAGCTTTTCAGCTCCACCGTTAAATTTAGACTGCATAAGTGTTTCAATAACTTTCTGCATTTCAGCGTCTTTACCTTTTTGCAGCTCTCCTGATTTTTTAAAAATTTTATTTTTTCCGTACATGGAATTTGCTTTATCAATTACCATTTCTTTAGATATTCCGAACTCTTCCAGCCCTTGAAATTCCTGTTTTGTAAGAGCATCAATCAAAGCACCTGTTGCCTGTTCCATTTCTTTATTTGTTGCCCCTGCCATATCTGCCACTGTTTTAAGCCAACGCTCCGAATTTACTCCGTAAGCCTCCATTGTAGAGGTAGATTGTATCGTTTCTTGAGATGTAAAAGGCGAGGCATTAGAAAAATCTTGAGCCATTTTCATAAGCTTTGAGGCTTTTTCTGTGTCTTTCACAGCCGTTTCAAGCTGTGTCCGATATGCTTCTAGGTTGAAAGCAGTTTCAAAACCAGTTTTGACAGCAAAACCTCCAGCAAGAGATGCTGATGCAACAGTGACCTGTCCAATTCTTTTTATAGCTCCGTCAACAGAGGACATTAAACTTTTGCCCCATTCTTTCACTGTCTTTTTGGCATCATCAAAAGCCTTTTGATTTTTCTTTATCTCTGATGTAAGACTTGGTATTGTACTCCGAGCTTCTTGAACAGCTTTCTTTGCATCATCAATTTTCTGTTCATAACCTTTTATCTGCCGTTGTATTAACCTCACAGCACTATTGCTGGCGAGTAGTTGCTTTTTCAACTCTTCCTGTGCTGTCGCTTGCAGTTCTATCGTAGCAGTGTTGCTTTTGTATTCTGCTCTTAAATTCGAAACAGCATCTTTTGTCTGTTTGTAAGCATTAAGAGCAGTATTATAAGCAGTTTGCAGAGCTTCAACTTGTATTTCTTGCTCTCTTACCTCAGCAGAATTTGCCCCGTATTGACTTTTTAGCTCTTTCAGGGTATTTTTAGCTGTTTCATATGCAGTTTTACTGTTTTTATATGCCAGCTGTAATGATGCCATTTCAGCCTCATGTTTTGTGATGCTTGTTGTTATCTGTTCATTTCTGCTTTTAAATTCAGCGATACTTTTTATTGCGTCTTGGTAAGCATCGGAATTTTTCAAAACAGTTTTTATTATCTGTTCTTGTTTTTCTTTTGCTTTGTCAAGGCTTTGCGATGCTTTTTTTTGTGCATCTTCTGCTTTTTTTATTTGTTCTTGCATGTTGGCAAGTTCCTTTTTCATGCCTCCGACTGTTTTTATAGCCTGCGACATTTGTTTTGACATCTCGTCTTTTAAAGTTAAATATGTAGCTAATATTCTGCTTGAAATTTTTATGCACCCCCTGTGAAAACTGATGCCAAAGCCTTTATTTTTTCTGCATCATATTCAGCTTGTTCTTTTCGTGTTGCCTGCAAACTGAAAATAAAAAACATTTTTTCAGTTTCTGTTAAATTTAGAAGATACGAAAGTTTAAAACCTTTTTGCAGATAGTGTGCCACCCAGTACAACTGACCTGTGTTCTCACTATCTCCAATTAGTTTTTTATTGTTTCAGCAACCTCTTTCGTTTCTTTTTTTCCATTAAAAGCATTGTAAATTTGCGATGCTATGCTGATTATATTATTTTCTCCGAATAAATTTAAAGGTATCTCCTCAAAAGCAACACTCGGGTACATATCTCTTACAACTTTATTTCTAATATGTGAACACGAATGATATACAAAAGCACTTGACGCTTTAGCGAATTTTTCATAATCAATATTTTTTGTATCCATTTTTATTTTTTTCATTTTATCTGCATCAGTTTCAGATATTTCATCGTCTGCTTTGTTTCTGTCAAGTTCAACATCTTTTATTGCTGAAAGCATTTCTTTTTGATATTTCAGCATTTCGCTTGCAGTTGGTCTTTGTACCTCTATTTCTCCAAAATCTTCAATATTTATTACTGCAATTTTTACTTTTTTTTCTTCATAGTTTCTTACTTTTTCAAGAAATTCATCAAAATTTGTGTTCATTTTTACCTCCGATATATATTTGCTGGGGGCATTCCCCCAGCTTTTATAATTATTCTAGTGTTTCAACTGTTTCAGCTTGTCCCGAAAGCTCTATTTCTCCCACTTTATGCTTTTCAAAATCAATTAAAGATTGTTCGTCGAATGTGACGCCGTCACATTTTACCCGTCTTCTTGCAGTATCTGCAATATTAGCGTTCGACATAATAACTGCAACATCTTCATCTAAGTTGAACATATCAATTTTGTCTTGTTCTCCAGTAGGTCTGAAAGTGAAAGATATTTCCCATGTGTGATTTGTAGGAACTCTTATCACTCCGCCTTTTACATCAGGGTTGGGTATTTCTTCATAATTTTGTTTTTTAACAACCTTTCCTTTTGAAACAGTCCCAATTTTTTCGCCAAGTACCCACAGTTCTCCACTGTTTCCATTAAAATATGTCGTTCTTTTGCTTGCCATTGTCGCCTCCTACATATAAATCGGTATTGTAAAGTCTTCCATAATACCAGCAATTTTAATATTAGATGTTAAAAATACCTTTGTTCCCACTGTCATTTTTCTTGCTTTCAGGTCGTCCCAAGCCTCGACAGTTTCTTGTCCGTACTTAGCATAGTTTGCAAGTCTTTGAGCCTCAACATCAACTTCGGCTTTATTTTCAAAATTTTTGTCAAGTATATAATCTCTTGCAAGTTCTTTATAATATCCATTTATTGCGGATATTAAAAGCATTTGATTGTCAAGAATGTTCGGATATTTTCCTTTATATTTTTTATCCCATGTATCAAAAATGTCGCAGAAAATTAAATCCATTTTTTCAACGGTGTTAATATGGCACATTTCTTCTGATACATCTTGCCCTGTTGTAACAAGACTGTTGACAGCTCTTGCGACTTTCACAACTCCCTCATCGTTGAATAAAACAAATTCGCCTTTATTGATGCTTTCTTCAACTTCCTCAGGCTCTGCAACACTTTCAAATTTAGTCAGTTCAAAAGCGATTGCTGACATATTAATTGAAATACCCGCTAAAAAACCAAGTAGATAAGGAACGACAAAGTTTCCTGTGACCTCTCCTCTTTTTTCGTCTGCCCATTTAACTTTTTCATTTGTAAAGTTTACAATGTGCATATCATCTGCACCTGTTGCTTTATGCCCCAATACTTTATATCTTTTCTTGTCATTTTTAACTTTTGCTTTTGCCCAAGTCACAAGTGAAGTTTGTATCTCTGCATCAGGTGTGGCAATCCAGCAGTTTCTCGGAATTTTCCCACCGATTTCTTTCAGTAAGTCCTCTGCATTACCCTCAGATGTTAACTTATAAACATACAGCTTTAAAGGTGTTCCCTCAAAAGCATCTTTTATTAATTGCTGATTATTTTCTGAAAATTTTTTTTGTTCATCTGCTCCAAAGTCTTCAATAGTTTTATAGTATTTAGCAGGCTCTCCCTCTGTATCATCTCTTAAAATCAATACAGCCATACCTCTCTCGCCTCTAGTGACAGCAGACGCTCCCAAAGCCTTAAAAACAATATCAATTTTAGGCAGTCCGATTGTCGTTGACATTATTCAATACCTCCTTTATGTGTTAATTCTTCCATTAATTCGTGTTCAACTTCGTCATATTCCTCGAATATGTACGCTTGACACTCAAATTGCAATGTACCCTCATGTCTGAAAGAATGAATATCTTGTATATACGCATATACTCCCTCTTTTAACTCTATGGTATCGTTTTGAGAGAATAAATTTGACAGTTTGTCCTGAACTTCTAAAAGCTCAGCTGTATTTTTTCTCTCTTCCTGTGGAAAATAAATCATTACTATTGTAATTTTTTTTTCTGTAAACTTTTTCATAAAGTCATTTTGTCTTACATTATCAAAGTATATGTATATAGTTTTTCTTTCAAACCCCTCTGTTATGTCTTGACTGCTGACAGAACAGTCTGCAAATTGCTCTCTTACTTTTGACACTATAACAGCCAGCGTGTCCCTTAATGTTTGCATCAGCCTCCCCCTTTGTTATGCTTAAAATCCGCTTTCTTTGCAGATGTCATTAATATAGTTTTCTACCTCGTCCCCGAACTCATCTTCAAAGTTTTCGTATGCTTTTCCAAAAATACGGTATCCTTTAACATCTTTTCCTGTATATTTTCCGCCTTTAGCAACAGCCCTGTGCCCGTACTCAATTAATTGTGCATGTGGTGCTGACGCATATACTCTTGTGGCAAAACTTCCGTCATACACATATACCTTTCCGTTTTTTATACCTTTTATATAGTTTCCAGCTCTTTCTTTTACAAGTCTTCTTGCCAAGGTTTGTGTCTTTTTCTGAAATTTCTTGCCCTGTTTTTTTAAAAAGTTTTTAGTTTCTTTTCCGCCGATTTTATCAGCCATAGTCTGCAAGTCTTTCTCAAGACTGTCAAAATCTGCCATTTGCTTTTGCCAACCGCTCATTTGCTACTCCTTAATTAATAAAGTATAAACTTCAATATATCCTTTTCGGTCAAAGTTCGGTATTATATAGTCAATTTCTAGCTTAATACCTGAAAAAACAATATAATCAGACTGCAATATATCGGTTTTACGCATAATTATTTTAAATTTCGTTCTGCTGTTCTGGGTTTCAGCTTGTCCCTCTGCTGTGTTGGCACTTAAAGGGATAACATCAGCCCATACTTTTTTATGTAAGACAGGCTCAAAAGTGTCGCCTATATCAGTGCTGACCTTTTTTCGTCTGTATATTTCAACTCTGTTTTGTAACCTGCTCGCTAGTGTTGCCATTTGCATCACTCCTGAATTTTAATTTTGCATACAAACAGCTTAAAGCATTATTCGCTTTAAATTCTTTGTCTTCACTGCTCCTGTTTTCAAACCTTTCGGTTATAATAAGCAGTTGAGCCATGCGGTAGGTGTATGACGGGTTTGACCCGTCATCTCCTGTGCTGTTTTTTATTTCTTCTTTGCTGTATTCAATTAAGTCATTTATGAAGTTATCTTCCTCATCGGTGTCAATCCTCATATACTTTTTTACATATTCAAGATTTACAGCCTCCATAATTCCCTCCCTTTTCGCAAGGTTGCGAAATTATTTTGTTGCTTTTCCTGCTTTTGTTTGCTCTCCTGCTGTTTTATTTTCAGTATTCATTTCGCTTTCTATATCTTGCACTTTTAATTTAAAATCTGCTGGAACTGATGCCATAGAAGCCTGTTGTTGAGCGACAGCATCTTCAACAGCTTTTTTAATCATTGCATCAAGGTCAGCAATATTTGCAATATTTGCCTCCATGATAACAGCAGTATGTGCTTGGCTGATGTCTACTTCCGCGATTTGAATTGCTCTAGGGTCTACTTTTTGTAAATCTTCTCTTAAAATAGCTCTTAATTCTGTATTATTCTTTTTCCAAGCATCTCCACCGACTTTTGTTGTATCAATAGATAACTGTTGTCTATCAAATAAAGTGATAAACTCTTTCATATCTCCGATAATGATTACAGCTTTATTTGTTGCAGTTTTCATTACATCGTTAGGAACTTCAACCACTGGGCAACCGTCAATCATTCTTTCAGTTGGATTTTTAGGGTTATATTCAAGAAGTGGTCTTCCATTTGCGTCTTTTTCTTCAGAAAAATAATTAAAAGCATCGCTGTTCATAAAGAATTTTGTAGTCGCTTTGAATGCCATATTTAATTTTGTATTTCTTATCTTTTTCAACTCATCAATAGATTGAACAGTAGTCTTGCTTTCGATTTTCTCTATTTCATCAAGGACAAGTTTATTGTCAGTAGCATTTGATTTTCTTGCCAGCCATTTATTTAAGTATGCCTCGATAGCTGTATCTGTGTCATTTAAAAGGTTGTTTGGCACTGGCAAAATACCTGCATAGTCTTTTATATCGTAATTGATAGTAGCAAATTGTGGTGTTTCAACATCAGGAATATCATCGCCCTCTGTTATAAGAGTGAAAGGCACTTCATCTGCACTTTTTTCAATAACTCTTGTTCCCTTATTTGTAGATACAGGCTCAACATTTATGTGTTCTCTGAAAGAAAATCTTTCTTTCTTTAATTCATTTATTTTTGTCATTTGGTCTTGTGGTACTAGGAAGCCACCGTCCGCTCCTGTTGTTGAGCTTAATTTATTGTATGCTCTGATTGTTTCGATTTCCTCAGCTGTGACTGTATTTCTCATCATGTTGAAAAATGCTTTTTTATATTTTCCCTCCACATCTGTTGCATCGTGCTTTTGTCCCTCAGGCAAAGCTCTGTTTTGTGCCAGTAACAACTCTGTTTTTTCTCTTTCAAGTTCTGTATTTAATTTATTTCTGATACCTTGTATTTCTTCGATAGTTGCATTCGGATTGTCATTAATTACTTTTGCTTGTGCTTTTAATTCTGTTATTCTCTGTCTGATTTCATCTAATTTTGTCATTTTACCCCTCCATAGTTAATAATAAATTTAATTTAGCTTTTTCAAGTTTTAAATTTTCGTTTTCAGCTTTATTTTTAGCTGATAGAGTTTCCTTTATTTCATCAGGAATGTTTTTAAATTTGCTGACATCACTAATCATTGCATACACTTGCATCGGCTCTGTTTCTATTATGTCAAAATATTTGACCGCCTCTGTCCCTGATAACCATGTTTCAGCCCTCATCATTTCAAAGATTTGCTCTTTTGTGATGCTGTTATCTCTAACTTTTGAAACATAAATATCTGCAATCATATTGTCAAGCCTGTCTAAAAACTCAACTACCTTCTTTAATTCCTGAGAGTTTCCTGCATATATACCCCAAGCTGTGTGTATCATCAGAGACGAGTTTACAGGCATATATATTTCATCGCCAGCGAAAGCGATTACTGATGATATTGACCCAGCCACTCCCTCAACATACACTCTTTTTTTGCTTGGGTATGATTTAAGCATATTGTAAATGCCAAAACCTGCATAAGCATCTCCGCCCACTGAATTTATATAAATATTCAGTTCTCTGTTTCCTGCATAGTCAAGAAAATCTTTCATTTGTGCAGGGCTGATGTCCTCAAAGGTACGCTTTGCATCTTCTGTTGGTACAATATCGCCGTATATGCAAAGGTCAAGTGATGTGTCAGTTCTGTTCAAAGCTCTCAATGCTCCGAATTTTCTTTCTGTTTTCATTTTTCCACCCCCTCAACGCCAGTGTCTTTATATTGCACGCCTGCTTTGTCAAGCGTGATTGCGTTACCGTTTCCGATTAATTTATCTCCGCCGTTTTCAGCTGAAATATATGGCAGGTCTAACTCCTCCCGAACTTCATTGACCGTCATTGCAAAGTTAGTCAAATAGCTTGTAAGCACTTCCGATTGTGTTTTGCTGTCCATTTTGAACAGAATTTTCTCATTAATGCACAGCCTCATACCGTTCTGCTGTTCGTCAACTCTTAACAATTTGCTTGTCATTTCTTGCTCATAGCTCTTGAAAAGTGGCTGTAAAGTATTTACATAAAAGTCAAGCTGTTGTGTTTCACTGTTACTATAAGAGCTTTTTGAGTAGTCATTTATTACATTAGGCTTTATCCCAAAAGCTGATGCCAACTGCAATGCTGAAATTTTATTATTCTCAAAGAACTGTGCATCAGTCAATTTCATGTCTAACATTTGAGCCTGCCACCCCAAAGGAACAGGTATAAATTTACCGTTTGCCGTTCTGCTTGAAAAACTTTCAAGATTTTTTACAATTTCAATCTCTTTTGATTTTTCCATTGTTCCAGTATAATAAACCAGTACCTTTGACCCGAACATTCCGCTTTTATAGAATTTATTTAAAAATCCCTCTGCATGCTTATTCGTGTCTATCTGAGTTCTTAATATATCCTTGACAGGTATTCCCACAAGCCCGTCAAAAGTAAAAGTAGATTTAAAATGCAGTATCTCCTCTTTAGCAAAAGAATAGCGTTTCGATGTCTTTTTGTCTGTCCAGATATACCAAATTGCATCACTGCTGTCTAAGATACCAGCGTTATCAATCCACACTTCCATTTCTTGTGCTGGTAACTGCCACAGGGCTTTTGGATATCCTGTCGTCTTATCAGTTTCAATGTAAATATAGGCATTGCCATAATGCAGTTTGTTAAGTTCTGTCGTTGCCCAAAACTGCGAGGCAGTGACATAAGGATTGGGTCTGACATTAAGTAAAAGGTCAAGCCTTGTGTCAAATACTTTCTCACGCCCTTTTTTCTGTGTGATTTGCCTTTTTTCCCACGGCATTTTTGACATTGTTTCCGAAAGATGTTTCAGACATACAAAATATATTGTTTCTGCATAGTCTGCTGAGTTTCCAATATCATCAGTGTCAAGTCCTCTTATTCCAAACACTTTTGTTAAATCAGTAAGTCCGAATTGTTCTTTTTTCTTGCCTTTATTGAAAAAATTTTTAATTTTCTGTGGTATCTGCATCTATTTCACCCCCTCCCGAATATAATTTTTGTAAAAATTCACTGCTTAAATATTTACTCATGTCAAGCTCAAACTCGTGATACTGTGCCAGCTTGTATGCTCCCAATGTTGCATCGACTGGGTCAATTCTTTTTATGCAGGCATCTTTATCTATTTTTATAAGCCCGTTGTTTTGTCTTACCATTGCGTTATTCATCGCAAAAGTAAGTACAGGGTTATGAAGATAATAAATATTACCGCAGTAAACCTGCTCTCTAAAGCCTGCCGTGCTTTCATTCAGCGACCTGTATGACTGATACACCTCAACACATTTATACCCTTGCCCTGATAAGTCCATCATCATTTTAGAGGCATTGGCAGGGTCAAAGCATAAAGTATGGATATTAAGCTCTTGCTCTTCACAAAAAGCCTTTGTCCAGTCCCACACTGCCTGCTGGTCTACTATCTGCGTATTTGTAACAGTTATATATCCAGCCTCAGCCCAATAACTGTATGGCATTTTATCTTTTATTTCGTGTTCTCTTAATTTTTCAATACTTGGTACAAAAGAATGAGAGAATAATATATATTTTGGTATATTTTCAATCATAAGCGGAATAATAAAAGATACTGATGTAAGGTCAATCTTTGCAGACATATCAAACCCGATGTATACAGGTTTGCCTTTTATGTCATAAGGCAGTTGTTTAACCTCACAGGCTTTCCATTTTGCCATGTCCATATATCCATTTTCTTTTTTATTCAACCACATGTTTAAGCATTTAGTTTTGAAAGATATCAGCTTTTCAGGTATATCTTTCGCAATTTTAAGGTCAGAGCTTAACTTTTCAATCCCCTCTTGGTAGTATGCTCTTATTGGATTGGCTTTTCTCCAAGTGTTTAAATCATCGACCTTGTCGTTCTCATCAGCCTCGCAAATATCAATGAAATACTCCTCGTTTGCTGTATCTGTATAAGGATTTAATACATCAGAACAGTATTGATACTCTTGTGTGTAGCAAGGAACATTAAGGTCAACCCCTGCTGTTGTGATTATAAAGAGCAACGGCTCTTTCGAGTTGCTCCCAAGCCCTAAGTCATAAAACTCAGTTGTAGGGTGTTGATGATATTCGTCAAGGACTAAGACAGCGGGGTTTGTTCCGTCTCCGTTTTTCCCGTCTTGTTTGCTCAGTGGTGCAAGAAAAGAATTTGTTTTAATATGAATTATTTTATCTCTTGTTATTTTGAACTTCGGAGATAAAACACTGCCTCTGAGCATGTTCTGTGCCTCATTGAAAAGCAATTTCGATTGTTCTCTTTTTGTTCCAGCACAAAATGTTTCGGCAATCTCGGTGTTTTTAGTAGCAACAACAGAGATTTCATATAAAAGACTACCAGCCTGCATCTGTGTTTTAGCGTTTTTTCTCGCAACCTCAGTGAAAGCCTTTTTAAATCTTCTTGTTCCTGCACTATCCTCCCAGCCATAGATTTGGCACAATATGAACTTTTGCCAAGTCGTAAGCATTATCGGCTGTCCTGCCAATATTCCTTTTGAATGCCTTAAATAAGTAAACCATTTGACTATTTTTTCGGCTTTTTCCTCATTCCAACGGTATTTATAATTTTCTTTTTCAATATCCTTTAAAAACCTTTCACAAGCCCACTTGTGTTTTTTACAGCTGACTATCTTGTCATCTATGCAGTCATAAGCATATTGCTTTAACTCTTCAAGTACAGTCATTTATATCTCTCCGAACTCATCTTTTATGTCGTTTTCTTGTTTTTCTGCCTTTAACTGCATTGATTTAAGTTTTGCCTCATAACTTAACCCAAGCATCACGGCATATTTTTTCATCTCATCAGAATATTTAAGTTCCAACGCAACAAGTGGATTTGTCTGTCGTCCAGCTTTAAATTTAAGCCCCAGCTGTTTTGAAATAGCTGTCCATTTGGAAAAAGCATTGCAGTAAGCTCCTAAGTTGTTATAATCGAGATTACATATCATAGAGTTTTGCGTCATTTCTTTTAAAAGCCTTTTCCATTCAGCACGGGCAACATCATCAACAAGCCAATCAGGCATATTATTCAAATAATCACTGTCAAGTTTTGCTTTGTGTTGTTCTTCAAGCTCTTTTTTTTGCTTTTGTTCTATTGTCAGATGTCCCTTTTGAAGTGCCAGCGGTTTCTTTGCTCCCATTTTGTCATCTCCTATTTTTTATTTTTTCTGAAAAAATCCTATTTGGAATTTTGCGAAAAGAAAAGCAGACGATGCGGTGTCCGCATTTGCCGGAAAAACTTTTTTAATACCCCCTACGCCTTAGCACTTCGCCGTAAGCATAGGCTTTTATATATGCTCTCAGTTCTTCCTGTACATCTTCCAACTTTTCCTCTTTATATCTTGTATGTATTTCTCTGTGTGCTTTATTAGATACAGGTATCAGATTGTCAAGGTCATATATCAATGCTTTCTCAGTGTCTTTCGATACTTCTGTGATATGATGTACCAAGACAGCAGGGACAACTTTGTTATATTTAAAGTATGTATATATGCAGATGTTGTCATATTTCATTAAGCACGAAAGCCTTACTTTGTCCCATTTCTTATTATGATAAACCTCTGCATTTTTTCTTTTGTATTTGTCATACCATTTATTATTTTGTTTTTTAACAAAAGCAAAGCACCCTTTCGGGCATTCTTGACCCACTTCATACATAGTCCTGCATCTTGGGCATATCTTGTATATCATTTTTCATCAGCTCCCAACAGCATATCAGCCTCAGCTTTTTTTATTTTTAGCTCAATACTTTTATCTTCAAGCTCTCGGCGTTTCAGTTCTATATCCATTTTTATTTTTTCAATCTCAACTTCTTCTTTCAGTGTAGGTATATCCTCAATCTTTCGTCTTAAATCTAGGAACATATGAACACGACCAGCCCTTGCTGTAACAGCCTTTTCAATCTCGATTTCAAGAAGTTCAGCATCAGGGCTTTTGTAAGCTGTATCAATCACATCTTGAAGTTTGTCAAGTTCCTCTTTTGCCTTGCTGTTTATCTTTTCCCTTATCTCTCGGCGTGTTGCCTCATCATTCTCAACAAATTTTTTATATGCTGACTTGCTTCTTGACCCTTTTATCCAAGCATCGCCTTTTAATTCAGCCTGTTTCTTTCTTTTGTTGAGTGTTGTCAAGGGTACTTTATAAATAACTGCAAGAGCTTTTAAATCTTCTCCGAGTTCGTATCGCATTCTTATTTCAAACTCTTTTCGTTTTGTTAAAGCTCCCATGTTTCTCCCCTCTTTAAAAAATATAAAAAAAGAATAATAAAAAGTGCCGTTTTTCACACCTTAATATCCCATAGCGTTTTTGCCTCTGCTTTGATACAGGGTAAAAATTACATGAAAGACTTTATAATTCTGCATTATCTCGGTTTTCCATGTAGCCACTTAGAGTGGAACAGCTGGTATAAAAATTTTCGCCAAAGATTTTTTTTAATAAAAATTCATATAGCGATAAATTAGCAACATGTATATAATTTTTTAAGATTTGTTTTTCAAAAATGCCTTTATGTTTTACTGGCACATGTTCATTGACAAGCTCAACCAAAAAGGAAAAATCAAAAATCCAACTTTCATTTTGCAGATGCTTAAACACTCCTCTTTCCTCTCTGTAATGAGCAGGTATCTCTTTCCCTTGCTGTTTTAGCTTCTTTCTGAATTGCCTTTTTACTCTCTCGTTTCGCCTGAAATTATTAAATTCAAAAGCTAAGTTCTTTTTTATTTTCTTTAAATATTTAACTGGTTTGGTAAGCATCTCATTGACAAGACTTTTTAAAAAAATGTCCTCAAGAACATCATTCAATAAAAATGTTTTCAGGCTGTTATCCAGCCCTGCACGCTCCATTACATTTCTGAAATAGTCTTGCCCGAACAAAACTTCAATTCTTGTTAGTTGCTTGTCAAGCATGATGTTATGATTTAGATACATTTCAAAAGTTTTATCATAGAGCTTTATAACCTTGCCTGTGTTTCCTTTTTTAAAGTCTGATATTTTAGAGTTTAAATACAAACTTCTATCTTTTTTTATGCTTCTTGGTATATCTTCATTTCTAAAGCTGGATATAACAAGAGCCTTTTTATAGTTTGCACGACCAATTAAAAGGACAACTTCCTGCAATGTTTCAAAGTCTGCAACTATCGTTGTATCTAATTCTATTTCTTTGATTTTTGCCTCAGTGACATCAATTTCTATTCCAATATTTGAAAGTTTCTTTAATACAATTTCAATGCTTTCTTTTAATTGTGCAAGATTTGAGTTATATACATTATGTCCGTTTATTATTTTGTTGGGGTTAAGTTCAAGAGTGGAAAAGTCATAAATATCTCCAGTATCTCTGCTGTTCCTTGTGTAAGACATCGAGAACACTCCAAACTCTGTATATTCAACCTTTTCAACGATTTCTTTTTTCTGTGTATATCTCGTTTCTTTTTCAAGGTCATCAAAGTTCAAAACTTTCAAGTTATTAAGAACTATCCTGTCAATACCGATGCTTTCAAGTTTTGTTATATCGACCTGCATTTCACACCTCCTGTCACTTAGTTTTACCGTCCCCTATCCCGAAACATTATCATTTCAACCTTATTTTCTTATCTTCTTTTTTCTCTGCTGTATATATAGATTATTGTTAAAGCAGAGCCAACAACAACTCCAACAGCACACCCAGCTAAAAACATAAGCATCGCATACACCTCCATGAAATTTTTACAAAAAAAAGAGGAATTAAGACACGCATCACTGCGAGCCTTAACTCCTCTATTGAGTTCTATCGGTAAATTTAATTTTATTTAAAACAGATTACTGTTATTTCTCCACATTTTTTACATTTTAAAGTGATGCTTTCGCCGTCACTTGCAATGACATTGCTCGGAAATTCGATATATCCGTCTTTTTTACTCTCAAAAATAAAACTATTGCATTCTTTACAATAATTTCTTTTGTTTTTCATTTCATTTTTTTTTAAAATTATTTTCATGTGTATGTTAGCACATAAAAATTAAATTTGCAAATTTATTTTTTGTCGCTTCTCCTTTTCGTCTTATTTTATATTAATATCATACCACATTTTTTT